ATAATTAGCTATAGGAACGGCTGGAACGTCGACGACATCACACTCCCGACACCTCTTGATTTCTTCATCCACGAGCCAATTGCAATGGACACATGGCCAACGATAATCACCGTTGCAATTTCCACAAGTAAGTTTGAGAGAATTGGGTACGATGGGTCAGACCCTTTGTATAGGGTCGATTACGCAATGCGCACCTACATTTGGGCGAGAGCAGATGGTGCAGAGGCTGCAACAACAATGAGAGACCGTCTGACCACAGTCCTAAGAGCTTCACTTCTCGATTATCCATGCCTCAAGGCGTACGACGCTAGAAACTCTTTTCGTGCAATGATTGACGAATCGACACTACGCGAAGAGTTCTCTGATTTAACTCTATTGAAGGGCGACAGATTTCTTGCTGGCTCATATATTTCTTACACCCTCCAAATTGACGAGATAGTCACAAGAGAACCAATCGGTGAAGTTGCGGAAATTGACCTAGAAGTAACCCAGACTGGAGTCCAAATAGACCCAGATACGAGTGAAATAAAAGAGCTACCGACATTTGAGCCTGCGTGAAGTACAATAAAAAAGGTTTAAAACATAAAACCGTTTAATTCAAATCTTTTTAACAGTTGCATTAGATAAAGGTCCAGCATCTGTACAATTGAAACCAATAGGCGGGATTCAAAATCCTAAAACGAGCAACAGGAGTGTCCAATGCCCGGTGTAGTCATTTCGACAGCAGTAAGAACAGGTCCATCAGCAACAACGGTTCGCGAATCTTCGCAGCTGTTCGTGGTCGGCAAGGCAGCGCGCGGACCTGTAGACGAAGCAGTGCTTGTCGAAAGCATTGCAGACTTCGAAGCCACGTTTGGCGGTTACCTTTCAGGCTCATACCTACACCCAACGGTTGAAACATTCTTTGAAGAAGGTGGCACACAGTGCTACATCGCTCGCACAATAGGTGCTTCGGCAACATCTGGAACACTAGAACTTGACAACTCCTCGGCTGCAGGCGTTTTGACGATTGACGCAAACGGACCTGGCGCATGGAGCGCCGATGTAGATGTTGAGGTAGTTGAAGTAATTGCCGGAACGTCATTCAAAGTCAACCTGTACTACGACAATGCTCTTGTTTACTCAACAGGAACAGTTACCTCAGCAGCGCAAGCAGCAGGTAGAATCAACCTTAGCGCAGTAGCAACTCAGTATGTGACCGCGACAGCAACAGACGGAGCAACAACTCTTCCTATGGCAATCGCCGCAACAGCGCTCTCAACAGGAGTTGCTGGTTCATCGGTTGTTGTTGGAGACTACGTTGACTCACTTGACTTGTTCAATGGCGCTCTTGGTTCTGGAGCTGTTACTTGCCCTGAAATTTCCAACTCAACCATGCACGATGCATTAATCGCGCATGCGAACACAAACAGCAGAATTGCAATCCTTCATGACGTAGAGGGAGCAACTATTGCTGCGGTAAAATCTACAGCAATTGCGCTTCAAGGCGGAGACAATGCAGAACATGCAGCGTTGTACTTTCCATGGATTGAAGTTCCAACGACAGTGAATGGTGTAAGCCGATTCATTCCGCCAGTTGGTTATGTCGCAGCAAAAAGAGCAACCGCCCACAACCAGACTGGTTCTCATGTTCCAGCTGCAGGCTTGCTCTCAGCATCACGTTTTGTTACTGGTGTAAAGACCGACATTGACAAGGCAAACGGAGATTCACTCGATGACTCCAGCGTCAATGCAATCAGAATCATTCAGAACTCTGTTCGAATCTATGGCGCACGTTCACTCTCGTCTGATGATGAGAACTTTAGATACATCACAGCACAAGACACCGTGAACCACGTTGTCATTGAAGCCGGCAGAAGCCTTGAGGACCTTGTCTTCAGCACGATTGACGGAAGAAACACAATCTTCAGCGCAATCGAGTCGCGCCTTATTGCAATTCTTTCCCCGCTTCGCGACATCGGAGCCTTGTTTGAGGCTTACGATGCAAACGGACGAAAGATTGACTCAGGTTTCACCGTACGATGCGACGCAAAGCTCAACCCAGTTTCACAGCTTGCCGGTGGCACTGTGAAAGCAAAAGTTGGTCTTCGCGTAAGCAGCGTCGGCGACAAAATCGAAGTCGACATTATCAAGTCAAACCTTACGGCGTCAGTCGTCTAACGGAGGAATAGAGCATGCCAAATACAAAAGTTTCGCAAAGGCAAGTACTGGGAAGTATCGTGCCAATTAACCAGACGCACCCTAAGTGGACAAACTTCAAGTTTGCTCAGGTGTCTGGTGGTGAAATCACTGCCTCCGTTGAGAAGATTTACGAAGGTGGAAAGCTTCGCCCGACAGTTCTTTGTGCTCCATCAGAAATTGGTGACATCACAATGACAGCTCACTACGACTCGGACAGAGTTGCTTCAGAGCTTGGAACCGGAATTGCAGAGAAGATTGCCCGTCTCCGCCCACTCGTTGGTCGTGCAGAGTACGACGTAACAGTACAGGTTTTCGACTGCGACCTAGCAGTTCCTGGAACTGACCGCGTTTACTACAAGGCCCTTCTTGTTGGAATCACTGAGCCAGATGGCGACTCGTCATCCGGTGCACCAGCAACATTTGCCCTGACATTCGCAATCCAGGACGTAGAATCCCCAACAGCCTCCTAGTTTCTTTAAAACTAGAAAAAAGGTAGTTGCACTGGACCTCACTGTCTATGTGGTAGTTTTTGCTACATGAGCGACAACAGCCTTTACAGCACAGAAGTAGAAGTTCCCGTTTCACCAGCAAAAGCAAAGCAGGCTAAAGCAGAAGCAGCCCCAAAGGGCGACACTGCGTTAGACCGACTTCGTGAAGTTATTACCAAGAAGGTAGAACGCACGGTAGTTTTGCTTGAAGTACCAGAACGTCCTGGTGTTCATGTTCGCATTAGTCCGAACATCACCCAGAACCAAATGCGCAACTGGCGTAAAGCATCCGGCGAAGATTCCCGCAACGGTCTTGATGCAACGAAGTTTGCATGCATGGTCATCGGACATACGACTGTCGGTATCGAAATTGACGGAGAAGAAGTATTTGACGACAACGGAAACGAAATCACATTCGCTTCCCCACTTCTTCTTGAGATGACAGAAACATCACGTCCGCTGCCAGATTGCGTTAGAGCATTCTTTGCTGTAGACCCACACGTTGAGGCTGCTGCATTGGCAATTCTTGATGCATCTGGATACTCAGATACGGTTGATGCCGTGGACCCCTCGAAGGGGTCTTCGACGAACTAGTCGATTCGGCAGAAATTAAAACAGCCGCTCGACTCGGAGAACTGTTCGGGACAGACCCCCTAAAAATCCTTCAATCAGACGACATTGACTGGATGATAAGGCTTGCCTGTGCTAAAGTTATATCTAACGACCGCGAAGAGCAAGAGCGAAAGTCGAAGACTCAGTAGGTAGAAACCTACATAGCTTGGCTGCTTTTACACTCACGTGACTTAAAAACTCACATGGAGCAGTAAAGGTATGGCAGACGAAAAAATCGTCATAAAAATAGATGTAGACGCTAGGACTACAGCTATTGAAAAAACCACGCAGGCAGTCAAGAGGCTCAAACGCGAGTCTGGAAAATTCTCGTCTGGGCGTAGCGACGTCAACACCTACCTTCAGAACATGGACAAAAGTCTCACCAAGAGCACGAGTAACCTCAAGCGGCATTTTGACTTTATCGATAAAGGCGTTAAAGCTTTTGGTGGAGTCCTAAAGAAGTTTGTAACTGTTGCCCTAAAAGGCATCATCCTAGAAATGGCGGCACTCGGAGCAGCGATGTTGGGCGTTCATGCCTTGTTTATCGCCGGAAAATTTTTGGCGAAAGCCTACTCAGGGGCGATGCAAATACTCGCTGGTGGGGCCGCCGCCGCTACGGTGGCAATAGCTACGGCCGCCGCTGCAATCAGGGAACAGCAAGCCGCGATGTACGCGTACCGAGGAAAGGGTGCAAAAGAGCTCGGTTCGGGAATGAATCAGGCACGAGCAGGGATGCGCGCCCTACAAATGGATGCGGACCTTGCAGGACTTGGTGTTGCTGCTTTAAATAAGTCATATGCAGCCATGTCGAAAACAATGAGCACTCCGCAAATAAATGCGAGTACCGGGTTGTTTAAGAACCTTATGGATTTTGGTTCGGCCGGTCAAGACCCTGCAGCAGCTGCAGAAAAAGTTGCAGCAGTAATTGAGTCTTTGTCTAATTCAAAAAAGAGTTTGTCTGATGTTACGGCTGCAGCAAAAGCGGTCGGACCAGAGATGGAAGAAGCGCTAAAGAAAGCGAACGTAAAAACAAAAGACCAACTCAAGCAGTTGATTATGTCCGGAAAGCTTGCAGAGTTTGGTGGTGTCGCTGGACAGTTTGATGCCGTAAATAACACGCTTATTGGAAAAATTAAAACATTCTTCAACTTAATCAAGGGTCAATTTGCTGACTTTGGACAACAGTTTTTAGAACCAGCAAAAGTGGCAATGCAAAAGATATTTAATATTATTTCGCGTGACTTAAGAAAACTGATGGTTTTAACAACCGCTTTTGGCACCGGAACATTTATGGACTCTCTGGTCGGTGGTGTTGACAAAGTAAGTTCGTTTATGGTCAATGTCATTGAAAAATGGCTTCCTAGAACGCAAGGATTCTTTAGCAGTATAAGCAACTGGTGGAATTCATTTACCGGCGGCTGGAAGAGAATGGTCGATTCGATGCGTCCATTGATTGATGGTGCCAGAGTTCTGGAGAAGGCATTTTCTCCAATTTGGGCAGCGATAAAACAGGGCGGAATCGACAACCTAAACAACTTCAGAGAAGGATTACTTGAAAACGAGACCGAAGTTATTGAGTTTGGAAACAGAGTAGGCGACCTTATATCTGGCATTTCAGATTTTGCCCAAGGTCTAAAGAATGCATTCTTCGATATATTGCCAATAATCAATGACGTAGTTGGTGGTCTAACTATGATGTTCAGGCAGGCTGCTGGATTCATGACGATGTTTAGCGGTAAGGGAGCCTTTCTTAGTCTTCTTCCAATCTTGACCATGTTCCTTGGTGGTAAAAAAATGGGAGCAACCAAGGGTGGATTCATGACTGCTGGAAGCATGGGCCTTCAAAGCATGAACGTCCAAGCAACAAATGTAAACATAAATGGTGCAGGTCCTGGCGTTGGTGGTCCAATGGCCCCTGGTGGTGGAAGCCCTGGATTATCTTCAGGAAAGAAAATGACATATGCACAAGCGGTAGGGATGAGTTCTTCTCAACGCGGCGGGCTAACTGCAAGTCAGTATGTACAGCAACAAAATTCCGTGATTGCAAGTCAATTACCAACAACGGCGTCTCGTTACGGTGCGACTGCAACCCCATACCCAGGAATGGGCATGTCCCCAGCATCTGGACCACTCGGAACAATGAATAAATTTGTTCCTGGAACTGCTTATGATGATGCAACAAAAAAAGGGGGAAGATTTACAAGATTCAAACAAGCTCGCGGAAGATATAGCGACTTTGCAGTGAAGCAAAGATATATGCGAAGCAGTTCGCAGTACGGTGGAAAACTTTTTGGCAATGAGAAAACTGGTCAAAAAGGCTACAGCAACAGCATGGGTATGAAAATGGGTACGTCACTGGCCCTTGGTGTAGCGAGCCAGTACGCCCCAGAAGAAATGCGTGGAGCAATGGCTCTTGG